TCTGAGCGTCGAGGATCTTTCCCTCCAGTGCCTCGACTTTTTTGCGGACCTTGAGCGGCGTGCCGCCGGTGCTCTCAGTGGTCGGTGAGCCAGGATCGCCAGCCCCCGCCCCAGCGCTCCCGCCCCCTTCATCGCCCGAATCGTCCTGGCGATTCTTGTCGAGCTTGCGCTGCTTTCGTGCAATCTTGCCGGTGAGCTGGTTGATCTTTTTTCGGATCTCTCGCTCACTGCCGAGCTCTTTGCGGATCTTCTGGATGGTATCTCGGTTCGCCCGGAGTGCCGATTGCTTCTTTTTGAGGGCCTCCAACTCCTTCTGTTTGGCGGGACTCAATCCCCCGCGTGCCTCGCGCTTCGCCTGGAGCTCTGCTAGGTCGCCGGGGTTGCTTTTGAGCTCGCCCCGTCGGCGCTTGGCCTTGGCGAGGCGGTCGAGTTGCGTCGAGAGCGTCTTCTTTTGGCCTTTGAGGCTCTGCGCCTCGCGCTTGGTTTGTTGCTGCTGGGTTTGGTTAAGTTTCTTGCGGAGTTTGACGCGCTCTTTGAGCGTTAGGTTCGATTTTTTGAGAGCAGTCTTGAGCTGCCCCTCTTTCTTGGCAAGCTTGTCCATCGACCCGCCCGCCTTCTGGGCGGCACTCTGAAGCCGACCGAGCCCCTTCTGGGCGGCGGCGCTGGCTGTGCCGATCTGGTTGGCGAATTTCGCGGCCTGCTGGGTCGACGAACCGAAGTTTTTGAGCTCGCCGATCGTCAGTTTCTTGCCGCGCTTGAACGTCGCTGCCGCTTTGTCGAGCTTGCCGGTCAACGCCTCCAGCGACCCTTTCATGACCGACACGAGTGCCGTGGACGCGGACGACAATGGGCGGATCGTGTCGCGTGCAACGCCCCCGAGGATCACAAGTGACTGAGAGACGGCCTCGACAACCGGCACTGTGTTGCGGAGGCTTGCCAGAAGGTCGACGATCGTCCCCTGGAAAGCACTGGTCTCAGGCATGCCCTTGCGGAACTCGTTGACCATCGCGTTCATCTCAGTCGCCATGGCTTTCAGCGTCGGCGTAGCCTGCTGGCCGATGGCAATCCCGAGTGTCCGCACCGACCCCTGGAGGATCTGAAATTGACCTTGCAGGGTGTTCATCTGAAAGTCGGCAATCCGCTGGGCTGTGCCGCCTGCGCTCTCGAGCTTTTGCCGGAAGCTATCGAGGTCGGAGTTGAGCGCCGTCAGCAGTGACGACGATGCTCGCGCGCCGAACAACTCCGACATGTCCTTCGACAAGTTGTTCGACTCCGAACGGATCTCCTGGAAGATCGGGATGAGCCCGCGGAATTCCCCTTTCTGGTTTTTGACGGAGATGCCGAGTCGATCGAGCGCCGACTGGACTTTGTTGGAGGGGGCTTGCAGGTTGGTAAGCGCCCGCCGGATGGCGATGCTGGCCCGGCTCGCGCTGATACCGGCGTCCTGCATCTTGGACATGATGCCGACGATGGACTCGAGCGGAACGCCCGACTCACGAGCAATGCCACCGACGACCCCCAGCCCTTTGCCGAGTTCTTGGATGCTCGTGTTCGCGCTCGTCGAGGCCTTGGCAAGGACGTCGTTGACGCGCGATAGCTCCCCGACTTGGAGGCCGAACGCCTTCAGGACGTCACTGGCGATCCGACCTGCATCGGCGACGGCAATTTGACCGGCCTGCGCAAGTTGGAGCGTCCCCGGAAGTGCGCCGATCGCTTCGTTGGCATTGAACCCAGCTTTCGCGAGGAAATTCAACGAGCCCGCGGCCTGCTGAGCGGAGAAGGCAGACTGAGCCGAGGCCTCCTTAGCCGCCTCCCCGAATCGATCCATCGTCTTGCGCGTCGCATCGACTTTGGCTGCGGCTTTTGCAATCGCCCCCTCGAACTGGCTGGCGGCCTGGACCGACTCGACGCCGATCTTGGCCATCGCTGCGCCGACGGCTGCGGCTGCCACGCCCGCCGCCGCGCCCAAGGCTTTGAGCGCCTTACCAGATCGCCCCACCGATCGCCGGAAGTCCGACGAATCGGCGACGATTTTCGCCCGCAATGTGCCAAGGTCCAGTGCCATCTAGTCGTCTATCTCCTCGTCAAGTTCATCGGCGCGAAGGTCTTGGTATTCGAAAAACTCCTGGATCTGTCGCTCGCTCATGCGCTGTTCGACCTCCTCTGGTGTGCAAAGCGACCAGTCCATGCCGTCGCAGACACGCCAGAGGCGGAGCCGATCCACGGTCAAGTGGTCATACTCGTGCACGTCCCGCCGGGCGGAGGCGCGTCGGTACAACCGCGCCAGCGGGTCTACATCTTTCCCGGCTGTCGCCCCGCCCGACACACCTCACGAGCCGCCTCGATCGCTTCGGCGAGCTGGTTCTGAGCACTGGCAGAGATGTCGTCTGGTTCGGCCTGGTCGATGGACTCGAGCATTTCGGTCAGGTACATCTCGACCCGGTCGAGCGCCTCCGTCTCAGGGTCGGATTGATGCCCCGTCATAAGGCTGGTGACCTCCATGATGACGTCGTTGATCCAGTGGTCGGCGCTGGCCGGTTTCTGGCGCAGCGCGTCGACGTCCGCGTGCTCGAAGACCTTGTCGCCCGTCTCCGGATCGTAGGTGGACTCGACGACATACAGGAGATCGAGATCCTCCTCGCTCCATTCGGGTTTGGCTTCGACTTTTCGTTGGAGCTGGCGGGCCGTTTCGATGGACAACGATCGCACCTCGACCGTTGTCTCCTCGTCGATTTCGACGATGGAGCTCGGGCCTTTGGGCGTGTCGAGCAGCTTGTCACGTAGCGCGGTCATGCGTGCCTCCTCATGCATTCAGGGAATCGATTGGCGTGAACGTTTGCGTGGACATCGCCGGATCGTCATCGACCGTCTGGAACGTCAGCTCCTTGCCCGACAGGTCATCGACCGGCATCTCCAGGGTCTCGTCGGTCAGCATCACGCGAGCGCGAAACTTCAGCGAGGATGTCGTCGTGACCCGGTACGAGAAGACGATGAATTCGGAGATATCCCCCGAGCCGCCGCGTGTTTCCGAGCCGAGAAAAACCTCCTCGAGCGTCGCCTCGTTGGAGCTGCCCGGCTGGTCGAGCTCGATCTGACGAACCTCGTAGCTGGACGCATCGACCGAGAAGTCCTTGAGCCCCGACTTGCGCCGCATAGCCGTCGACTGAAACGGGGTCGAGTCGAGCGCCTCGCGAGTGAACTCAGGTGAAACCTCGTACACCTCCACCAGCGTGTACTGCGGGAGGTACGAGCCTGAGATGCGAACATCATTGCCCGCCTGCGAGCTATCGAACTCAACCGCCCCCACCAGATAGCGGATGTTGTAATTCGACGGGGAGACAGTCGAGTAGCCGCTACCCGAGTCGACCTCGACCGTGAAGCTGACAGACGGGTCAAAGATGTTTTTGGCGTCGTCATCGATGACGAACAGGGTGCCGTTGCCAGTGTCGCTGCACGATTCGTCTGACATTGACGTCGACTGGCCGGTAACCTGGATCTCGCCGTCTTTACCTGCTTTCGGTGCCATTGCTCAGTCCTATGAGGAGAAGGAACCAGGGAAGGTCGGTGCGTTGCCGTCCGAGATTTGGGCGTCGTAGGTGATCGTAACCTCGCCATCGACCGACTGGTCGGGCGTCAGGTCGAACACCTTGGCCTTGAACTTGACGATGAAAATCGAGCTGGCCGTCTCGTCAGGGCTGACCTCGATGTCGATGGTGGTCCCGTTGTTGTACGAGTCCCGGAGGTCGGTCTGCCACGCCGGGTCGGTGCCATCGTAGATCGTCTCGATGGAGATCGACGCATCTTTCAGCCCCGAGATGCGACGCTGGGCCTCGTCGCCGTAGTGTGTGACGTCGAGGGCTTCTTTGGTCAGCTCAGGCGGGGCGTCGCGTGCGTCGCAGACGTTCCAGGTACCGGACATCCCGTTTACTTGGATCTTGGCGTCTTTGCCTGCTCCTGCGGTCATGTCATGCCTCGTCGATCAAGAGTTTCACGTTGAAAGTGAGTCGCGGTCGCCCGTTGTCATCGGGTTGAATTTCGGTGGGGGACGAGCCGACGACGCGCATGTCGAGGTATCCGCTCGGGGTCGCGCCATCGAGGAGGGTTTGGAGGTCAAGCGCCCGGTCGCGGGCGGCTTCAAAGTCGTCCCGCTCGCCCCGAACGATGACCCGGACACGCGGCTCGCGAATGTACTTCTGGCCGCCGTCGTATCGCCCCCGGCTGGCGCCCCCTCCATTGAGTCGGCACCCGACGATCACGTCGCCAGAGCCCTCGGGGATCGGGCCATAGAAAGCCGTCTCGCTCGAGTTCGCTTCGATGTAGTCAGCTACGGTTTGATCGTGACGGGTGGCCATCAATCAGAGGGTGTGCCTGTGTTCTCAGGGGTTTCTGGGATGTCACTGGGGCGACTTGAGCCGCCCCCAAAACTTCGGAGGGATTCAAAGAAGACATCTTGAAACAATTCCCCCGCGTCGTCGTTCTGTTCGATAGCTTTGAGCAGATATTCGGACTCGCCGCCGTCCCAGAAGTTGCCCTTACGCGGGTCAGGTCGAGGCTTACCTCGCAACTTCTCGTCGGTCGCCTCATGGACGTAGGGAGCGTACTCAGCCCCGAATCCAATTTCGATCGTTGCCGTACCCCGGAGAATGGTCGCGTCGGTGACGTAAGCGGAGTTCATCAAGAACCCGGTATCGACCGGGGCCATCTTCTTGGCGTCGCCGATGATCTGGAACCCGACCGCCTGGAGCCCCGCCTCCATGGCTCGGGGGATGCGATTTTCGATCTGGTCGAGCTCTCGCCGGACTTCCTCATCATTCTCAAATTGGACGTCGCCGTTGTCGCTCATAGCATCGCCCAACTGACGCGCAGGGAGGTGGCGGGCACATCTTCGGCTCCAACCTCCTCGGGTTGGTAGGCTTCGGATGTGTCGGACGTATCAGCGCCCGGCGGCCAGATGGCGTCAGTCGACTCAAACTCGTAGTCGTCGGTTGAATACTTGACCCCCAGCGCCAGGGTATGCTGGTCGTCTGAGAGCTCTTCGGTGGTCACATCTTCGGCGAGTACGTCGACCGACTGCTGTGCCCCGTATTGAGGGTCTCCGCCCGACGCCAGCCCCGTCTGGGAGGCGACGGTGATGGTTTTAGTTTTCAGGGGGTTGAACACGCTCATCCAAAAAGCCCCTCGAGCTCCGAGAGCTGTTCCTCGAGATGGTTGGGGAGGGCCTGGAGGCGGGCAACCATGTCATCGAGCCCGTCGTAGAGCTGGCGGGCTGTGTCGCGCATGTCTCCGATCTTGTCGTGGATACGGTCGACCCGCGCCTCGATCTGGCGGAGACGGGCATCGACGGCGTCGAGCTGTTCGGTCGCCTCGTTCGGATCAGCCTCGTCGCTTGGCTCAATCGGGAACATTGCTCTCCTCGTCGCCTTGTTTGTTGCGTACCGGCTCGGCAAATGGGCCGCCGTCATCCGCTGCCGGTCGGCACAGCGCTTCAGCCTGGCCGGGGTCGAGCTTGCTCGACTCATAGCCCACCTCGATGGTCTCGCCTTCGACGAGCCCAACGCCACGGTCGTAGTCGCGAAGCATGTGGATACGCTCGTGGTAGTTCATGCCAGAGGGCGGTCGATGTAGGATTGGATGACGTGGTCGATAGCTTTCGGGCGGGTCGGGAGGCGTCCGTCGTCGGTGGTCACATACGAGATGTCCGCATTCGACATGGATACGTCTTCGACGTTCGGATTGTTGCCTGCCTGCGCATTACGCATGGCAACAAACTTCAGCACCGCCCGTTCGATTTGATGAGGGAGATCGCGGTCGAGACTCTGCGAGTTCGCCGCCTGTTCGGGCGTGACGTACCCACCGTCATAGGTGATGCGGTAGAGCGGTTGATCGGTACCGGGCACAAGGGTCGTGTCGATCTCGGTACGACGAGCTCGGGTGTCCCGCCATTCGCCTTGCTTCCGCCGGATCTTGCCCTTGTCGGACTCGATCACCTCGTAGTCACTGGCGTCGACGGTCTCGGTGGTCGTACCCGTGTCATAGACGATCTCGCGGATCTGGTCGACGGGTACGTGGTCGCTCACCAGGAGGGTGTGCCCCGCGTAGCCCGACACCCGCTCGACGTGTTCCGTGGCGTGGTAGAACCTGCGGTTGCACTGTCGCTCGAGCAAGTCCGACGCTTCGTTGATCCACCGTCGGATCTGGTCGTCCGACGCCGATGTCGAGCCGAGCTCACCCTTGGCGACCGACAGGGTCGTCAGTGCGTTGTCATTCAACGACGCCATTATTCATCGAGCTCCGTGTCGACCTCACCCTCGTCGATGAGCCGCGTCAGGTCGCGGTAGTGTTCGACGAGAAAGTCGAGGCAATCCTCACTGGACCGCCCCGGCAGTTCGGCCTCGATGGCATCCGCGACGTCGGAGGCTGCCGAGTAGAGCTCGTTGTAGTCGAGCTCCGACAAGTTCGCCCGACGCACCTCCTCGCGAAGCTGCTCACGGTCGTCGGTGTCGGGGTGTTCGACGCGGATCTTGCGGACCACGCCATCCTCCTGGAGCTGCTGAAAACGCTTGGGAGTGACCCACGTCCGATCACCCTTCTGGTGTGCCCCGTAGGGCTGGAGATACTCGACGTAGTGGGTCTGACGGTCGGGGTCGTCGCCGTCGAGAGACTGCGCCTCACGGCGGATCTCCTTGCGCTCCTCTTCACCGACTGGCCGGAGCACGTCGCCGCGCTCCTCGGCTTCGGGAGGCGTCAGACTCACCCGGTCCCCGGTGGTATGGGCGCCCACGGAGGCGGTGTACTCGTAGAGGTCTTTGTCGTCAGGGTAGTCGTCCGTCATGGGTCACTCCCGTGTGAGAGTCACGAAACTGCGATCACTCCGTCTTCTTGCCGCCG